GGCGGCTGATATCACTCCAGCGCAGAAAGCGCCGGACACTGGCGATCAGACTGTAACAAACAAGACTTTGAGCATTTCGAAGTCGCGTGGCGTTCCTATTCGTTACAACGGAGAAGAGCAACGCGGTTTGAACACTGGCGGCGGATATAACAGTCTTCTTCAGAATCAATTCGCTCAAGCGATGCGAACTTTAACCAACGAAGTTGAAGCAGATCTTGCTGGCTTATACGTTGAGGCATCTCGCGCATACGGAACTGCGGGAACAACTCCGTTCGGAACTGCTGGCGATTTCAGTGACGCTTCAAACGCTCTTAAAATCCTAAAGGACAACGGCGCTCCGTTAACAAACAACCAGCTAGTTGTTAGTTCTGCGGCTGGCGCTTCAATGCTTGGCCTACAAAGCCGCGTTGATGTTCAGGGTAACGACTCAATGCTTCGGCAGGGCGTTATGCTTTCAACTGCTGGACTTGATATTCGAGAGTCGGCTCAATCATACGCTCACACCAAAGGAACTGGCTCAAGCTATGTTACCGATGGAATTCAAGCAAAAGGCGCGACTGTAATCGGTTTAACGGGCGGAACTGGCACTGTTGTTGCTGGTGACGTTGTTACTTTTGCCGGAGACGCAAACAAGTATCTTGTAACCAGCGCGTTATCTGGCGGAAATATAACAATCGCAGAGACGGGATTGCAGGAAGCGGTTGCTTCAGGCGTTGCAATGACTGTTGGTAACGACTACGCCGCAAACATGGCTTTCAACAGAAGCGCAATCGTTCTAGTAACTCGCGCTCCAGCAAGACCGGTTGAAGGCGATCTTGCAGAAGACGTTATGTTGATGACAGATCCGCGAAGCGGCATTACGTTCGAAGTATCAATGTATAAAGAGTATCGCCAAGTTCATTTCGAAGTTGCGCTTGCTTGGGGTGTTTCTGCCATCAAGCCAGAGCATATAGCTGTTCTACTTGGTTAAAAGTGATTTCGGGGCGTCTTCGGGCGCTCCGTATCCTTAAAGGAAAACAAAAATGCAACCATTACCCACAGTTCAGATCGACAGAGATGGAAAGTGCATAACGATTAACGAATCAGATTTTGATCCGAAGACAATGAAGTTGTTCGGTGAAAAGAAGGCGGCAAAGCCAAAAGTAACACCAAAGAAAACCCGAAAGCTCAAATCGGAGAGCTAAACGATGGCGACAATAATCGTTGAAGACGGCTCGATCGTCGCAAACGCAAACAGTTATGTAACGACTGCCGAGTTCACTCAATACTGCGCGGATCGTAATATTACAATCTCCGGAACATACGGAGACGAGTCTCAGTTGTTGATTTTATCGATGGATTATTTCGAACAGCAACCATTTCGCGGAATAAAGTATCTTGAAACTCAGTCGTTGCAGTTTCCGCGATCTGATTTATATATTGACGGTTATTTGACAGACTCCGACAAAATACCCGATCTAGTGAAAGACGCGCAGATCACGATCGCCATTTCTATCATGGCCGGAAATGATCCGTTATCGACAGTGGATCGAGCAATCAAACGAGAGAAAGTTGACGTTATCGAAATCGAATACATGGATAACGCTTCTATATCGACAGTTATTAGAAGTATCGGCAACGCAATGCGAAAGCTGGTAATTTCTTCAAGCATGGGCAATAACATCCGAACGATTCGGGGTTGATATGGGGATCAATTACAGCTCTCTCCAAGATACGGCGACCAGATTGCTCAAAGATAACGGGCAGACGGTCACGTTCGCCTATAAGGTCGGAGAAGTTATTGATCCGGCGACCGGACAGGTCACAACACCAGCAACAAACAACACAATCGACGCTTTCGCAGTAGTTAGGCGTTATGGAAACGAAGAAGTTAATGGCTCAACGGTTTTGGCTTCTGATCTTTTATTGATTATTAACAATATCGCAGTTGAGCCGGATGTTGCGTGGACTGTAACCGTTGATTCAAAAGTCTGGCGAGTTATGTCAGTTCAATCTTTGAGTCCGGCGGGAACAAACATCGTTTATAATGTGCAGATAAGAATATGAGTTCGGCAGAAAAAGACATTAATACGGCTTTATCCTCTCGATTGCAGGAGTTCCAGACTGCGGGACAGCCGCCGATCGCTTACGAAAACGCGGCATTTACTCCAGAAGACGGAGTTCTTTATTTATTAGAGGCGTTTATTCCTAATATCAAGGATCCAGTTGGTTTGAGCCATTCGAGCGCAGATGACTACGAAGGCTTATATCAGATAACAGTCAATGATTCTCGGAGTAATCGAAGATTCACAGCTCAAGAACAAGCTCGGCTTTTAATGCTTCATTTCCCGCGTGGCGCTGAATACACTTTTAACGCTGTCAAAGTTAAAATAGTGAGCGCATCAATGGCGCAGGGAATAACGGAAGAAGGCTGGTATTCTGTACCAGTGACAATTTCCTGGAGGGCAATCGTTTGAGCTGGGATTCTGATTGGAAGAAGATTGAATCAAAGATGGCTCGAAATCTCAATCAGGGAATTCGAGCGACTTTGTTCGAAGTAAGTACGGCAATAATTAAGGACACGCCAGCGGATACTGGACGTGCTAGAGGCAACTGGCAAGCATCCATCGGTCGCGGGGCGACTAAGGAGATTGCTGTAAATAATCAGAGATCCGGCGAAGCGAAAGCAATCGCAGATGTCGACCAAAATGTTAGCGTTGCAGTCGGTGATCTATATTATTTGACAAATAACGTTCCGTATATTGAACGCTTGGAATTTGGCTGGTCAAAGCAAGCTCCAAGCGGGATGGTTCGGAAAAACTTGCAAAATTTTAACCGCTTGCTGGCTAAAAACATTAAGTCGGCGGCAAATTAAGAGGAATTAACAATGGCAATTCAAACTTCAGCGGGTACAACTTTGAGCATCGTCTCAGGTCTTCCCGCAACTTTCGATCAAGCCGGTTATGAAGCATTAACTTATGCAACTATCGGTGAGATCACTGAGATACCGGCATTCGGTTCGGTTTTTAATCTAGTAACTCATTCTCCGCTTGGCGAGCGTCGCGTTGTAAAGCGAAAGGGTTCAGTAAATGATGGCAATCTTACGCTAAATTTTGCGGCAGATGCCTCTGATGCTGGACAAATTGCGGCTAAAGCGGCGGCAAATTCTGATACTGAGGTATCCGTAAAGATTACTTATCCAGACGGTGAGGACGATTATTTCACCGGTCTAGTGATGAGTTTCCAAGTTAACGCTGGCGGCGTTGACAGCATAAAGTCGGACAGCATTGTACTAGAGCTAACAACAGCTCCGGTCAACGTGGCGGCATAAACTAAAACATCATATTTCGGGGCGTGACTTATGGATTTGGCAAACATTGATTTACAAGCGGCGGCGGAAGAAGGGGTTGAAGTAAAGCTCCAGAATCCGGCAAGTGGTGAATATCTAGTTGACGAAGAGGGTAATTATTTAACGATTACGGTTTTAGGAAAAGATTCGCAAACGTGGCAAAACGCCGCCAAGCGAGTCAATACCAGAAACGCCAATCGTTATAAGGATCGAAAGATCCCGAACGCGGCTCTCGAATCGGCTTTGTATGAAATACTTGCAGAAGCAACCATCAAATGGAGCAAAAACGTAGAGTTTGAAGGTGCATCTTTAAAATGCACAAAAGAGAACGCGAATATGCTTTATGAGAAAAGGAACTGGATCGCTGAACAATTAATGGAGGCGGCTGGAGACCGAGCGAGTTATTTTTTGAAATAACGGCATTGTTGACGAAGTATGTTCAGCAATGGGCTTGGCTTACAACCCGAGCGAAAGACAAACAACAGTCGCGCATCGATACGATGAACAGCGAAGAGATAGCCGGACGGTTTCCAGAAATTGAGCCGTTCGGCTATATCATCGAGACATTGAGCAGAATTGGAGTTGCTCTGAATAGCGGAGCAGGGGTTCACGGACTGACATGGCAAGAGATCGACGCTTTTGTGGCGAGAACGGGCTTGCATTTGACAGGATGGGAATCTGAAACAATTAAAAGACTATCGGCTTTATATGCGAGTTGCATAATTAAATACGATAATCAGGATGCTCAAGCTCCGTATCGCACAAAAGAAGAAGAGCAGAGAATCGCCAAAGGTATGAAATCAGTTCTTCGTGGCATTGTGGTAAAGGAAAAATATGGATCTAGCGACAATACAAATAAAAGTTGATACTCGGCAAGTTAATGCGGCGAACGACGACATTAAACGACTGGGTAAGACCGGACAAACAACCAGCAAGCAAGTAAACTCCGCTAACGAAGACATGGCGAAAAGCGCCAAAAGTACAACGTCGGCGTTCAAATTGCTTGGCGGAGCGATGGCGGCTCTCGGAGTTGGTGCGCTGGTTACAAGTTTCGCGAGAACTGTCACAGAATCAGAGAGATTAAAAGGATCTCTTAAGACAATGACCGGAAGCACCGAGAACGCCGCTTTCGCGTTTCAAGAATTAGAAAAGTTTGCTTCTCAGACTCCGTTTACTCTCGATCAGTCGGTTGAGGGTTTCATCAAACTCAAAGCTCTTGGATTGGATCCATCAGAACGCGCTCTGCGCTCATACGGCAACACGTCGGCGGCGATGGGCAAGGACATGATGCAAATGATCGAAGCGGTCGCCGATGCTTCTACGGGCGAATTTGAGCGTCTGAAAGAGTTCGGTATTAAAGCAAGTTCAGAGGGCGATCGAGTCTCTTTGACGTTTCAGGGCATGACGACAACGATCGGCAAGAACTCAGAAGAGATTCAAGAGTATTTGCTCGGAATCGGCGAGACAAAGTTCGGTTCTGCAATGGAAGATCAAATGAAAGCAATTCCTGGCTTGCTGTCAAATTTAGAGGATAGCGTTGGGGCTTTGTTCAGAAAGATTGGAGACGTTGGCGGAATAGAATTATTTGCTGGCGCTATATCTGGCGCGAGCGCGATCGTTGTTGGAATTACCAATAACATTGACACTCTGGCGATAGGACTTGGCGCAGTAACGGCTGGATTCCTTGCCTTTAGTGCTGGATCAATAGCCGCTTCAATAGTCTCAGGGTTAACCAGAATTAAAACCGTGGTTTTGGCCTTAAATATGGCAGTTCGAGCAAACCCGATCGGATTTGTTGCGGCGGCTTTGGCAACTGCGGCGGTCGCTATGATAGCGAACTTTGACGCAATAAAATCTGCCGCAGAGAAGGCTGGTATCAATATCGAGATTGCATTCCATAAAGTAAAAATATTTTTAATGGAAAGTTTTGTGAGTGCGCTCGATGCTGTTGCTCGCGGATTCACGAAAATGAAAAACGACGCAATCGCGACAATGGCCGCAGTAAAAGCGGCGATATTAAACCCGACGGACGCGATAAATACTTTTAATAAGACGTTCGATGCAACGGTTAAGAATTTGGGCGTCGGAAGAACGAAGACTGATTTGTTTTCTGCTTCAATTACAGCAAGCCAGAGCAGAGTCGGACAGTTAAACAGAAAATTATCTGTTTTAAATACAGAGGTCGTCGAATCAGATGAAAACTTTGTAAAAGCCGAAGGATCTCTTTCTGATTTTAAAGGTGAGATCGATGAAGCGGCAGTTGCGGCGACGGAGTTGGCTTTAAAAAACGAAGAGGCGCGAGTTGCAACACTGGAGCTTCTTGGCGAGATAAGTAACGAAAAAGACGCTTTAAGCATGACAAACGCGGAGATTGCTATTCGGAACAATCTGCAAAAAATAGGAGTGGAGGCGACTTCGGAACTCGGGCAACAAATAGTCGCGGCGACAACAGAATTGCACAAAGAGAAAGATGCCTATGACGCGGCGGCGGATGCGTCAAAAGAGCTAGAGAAAACCGCAAAAGAAGTTGCGGAAGAAAAGATAAAAGCATTCGAAAGAACCAGAGACACAATCTCTCAGTTTTTTGTTGATACTTTCGAGAACGGAAGAGTTAATTTCGGAAAGATAGCCAATTCATTCAAGAATATGATTATCAAAATGCTCGCTGATTGGGCGGCTTCAAAGATAGCCGAAACAATGACGAACACGTTCAGCGGTATCGGAACTTCGATTAGTGGCATTTTTAGCAATATAGCGTCCGGCGTCGGTGGTGCTGTCTCATCAATGGCTTCATCGGCCGCTTCTGCGGTTGGGAGTGCTTTGGGTGTGGGCGGAACTGCGGCTGGAACTGCGGCTGGTAGCGCGGCTGGTAGTGCCGCTGGAGCCGCTGGAGGAACTGCGGCCGGTCTAACAATAGGCGGAACACTTGCGAGTGCTGGTCAGTTTATTGGCGGAATGTTTGGCGCTGGAACTGGTATCGCGGGTGGAGCGGTTAGTGCTTCAGGCGTGGTCACAGGGACCGTAGGACCACCAACTAGCGCGGCTCTAGCGGGTTCTAAACTTGGCGCGGCTTTATTTAGTCCGGTTTCTGCGGCTATTCTTGCGGCTTTAGCAGTAGGTCATCTGGTCGATAAAGGCGGAACTCCAACTTCGGCGGCCGGAATAACAATGGCAAAAACGACGGGAATGGATCAAAACGGACAAAATACGTTCGCCATTCCGGAGTTTGAGTCTGGTTTCGCCCCATTAGGATTTAAGCAAAACGCAACAGACGCAGATGCGGCCAAAGCTATTGCTCCGATCAGAGATCTCGACGCGATTATGACCACAATCACAAAAAACGCAGGGTTTGATGTAAATCTTGCGGGTCACACTTTCAGCGGTGTTGGTGTTGAGGGTAGCGGATCGGGAACATTGCTTGGCGCATTCATCGAAGAAGGAAAAGAAAAAGGTCTTTCGATGGAAAAGCAGATGGATAATTATGCCAAAGAATGGGTTCACGCGGTCGGCGCTAGAAATGGAATATCATCGAGCTTTATCAATCAAGCGATTGGAGGAAAGGGCGCAGAAGGAATTCTGCAAGAAATGGGAACAATTTTAAGCGCAAAAAATACTCCAGATCTGGAAACAATGTCGATTGATAGATCAAACGCTGGAACTCAAGAATTATTTAACTTTTTTAATTCTTATAATACGAACAAGCTGGACGGATCGCACGCGAACGGATTACCGAGCGTTCCATTCGACGGATATATTGCCGAGCTTCACGCCGGAGAAAGAGTTCAAACAGCAGAACAGGTTCGCAACTCTGACAGAATGAGCGAAGAGATGGGCGGATTACGGCAGAGCATGGAAGAAGTTCTGATTGTTGTCGCCAGAAATACCGGAAAGCTCTTCCGGCTTAATGATCGCTGGGATAAGAACGGCTTGCCGCCGTTCAGGACATAACAAGATGAAGATAATTCGACCGGTCACAATCACGGACTCAGTATTTCGATCGTCAAACATTCCGGAAGCAGATCAAGCTGAATGGGTAAGCGGAACGACTTATCACGTTGACGATTTGGTAATGGTTACAACAACAGCCAACGGTGCGGCGACTGCTACTCATAAAATATACAAATCCGTCCATAGCAACGCTGGAAATGATCCAACAGTTGACGACGGAACAAATTGGACGGAAGTATCCAGCACAAATAGATGGAAAATGTTCGATACAGTTGTTCAGGATCAGACCGTTGCTGACACCGGAACTTCGACAATAACATTTGGTGTCACGGTTGCTAATTCAGGCGGAAATAAATATTTCATTGATAACACTTTGCAAGCGACGGTAAGTTTGAACGAAGGAAGAACGTATCGCTTCGATCAATCAGACGCAAGCAACGCGGGACATCCATTACGCTTTTCTACCACTTCAAATGGTACGCATGGCGGAGGATCAGAATATACGACGGGCGTTACAACGGTCGGAACTGCAGGAAACGCTGGCGCTTATACTCAGATAATCGTGGCAAGCGGTGCGCCAACCTTATATTACTATTGTTCGGTTCACAGCGGCATGGGTGGAACGGCTAATACAACACTGGCGACTCAAATCGCCGCAATTCTTCAATCGCCGACAGTTGTTAACTCTCTGGCGTTGTTAAACTTGGAAGGATCAGATGTTGTTATTACAGTGACCGATGCGGTTGAGGGCGTTGTATATAATCAAACTTACAATTTGACGAGCTATTCTGGAATTCAAGACTGGTATTCTTATTTCTTTGAGCCGATAGTTCGAAGAGATCAGCTCGCCATCACGGACTTGCCACCATATTCGAACGCGAGCATCGCGGTAACAATCAACTCAACTACGGCCGCAAAAGCTGGCGCTTTGATTATTGGCCAGTTTGCAGATATTGGTTTATCTCAGCATGGCGCAAGTCTATCGATTATCGACTATTCGACAAAGACGACCGACGCGCAGGGAAGAATCTCAATCACTGAAGGCCCGTATGCTGACAAAATGGAAGTAGATGTGATTCTTGATACTTCTCAGATCGGTGCGGCGAATACGGTTTTAACTTCCCTAAGAACAACTCCGGCGGTTTTCATTGCCGAAGATAATAACGACGATTTACTGATTTATGGATATTATCGAGAATTTGATATAATTCTCTCCAACCCAACAATTTCACGCATCTCGCTAGAGATCGAAGGACTGGTTTAAATGACAATCCCAACTATAACAACGCTACCAGTAGCGCCAGCCAGAACTGACGCTCCAGCGACATTCGTAACGAGAGCAGATGCTTTTCTGGCGGCGATTGTCGTTATGCAGGGCGAACTGAATACTACTATCGGAGCAATGAACACCGATATTGCTGGAGTCAACGCCGACGCAGTAACAGCAAGCGACGCGGCAACATCTGCGTCGGCATCTGCGGCGGCGGCACAGTCGGCTTCGAACGCAACTGCTTGGGTAAGTGGTCAGACTTATGCGGCTGGAGCAACTGTCTACTCTTTGATTAATTACAAGAGCTATCGAGCAATAACTGGCACGAGCGGAACAACAGATCCAAGTGCTTCGGCAGATTGGACTGCTTTAGGTTATGGACTACCGAGTCAAAGTGGCAACGCTGACAAGTTTTTACAGACAGACGGAACGAATGAAAGCTGGCAAGACGTACCAGCAAGCGGCGGCACTTATACTGCAACTTCATCTGGCGCGATTGCTAGTGGTGACACAATAGTTGTTAACACAGACGGAACAATTAGCTCTGTTACTGGCTCTGATAATCCAAATAGTGTGACAACAACTAACTACATGACAGGCAACGGCAGTTTGGACAATGCAGTATGTTATGACACTACAAATGATCGTTTGGTTGTTGCTTATAGCAGAGATGGAGTAGGTGTACAGGCAAGAGTAGGCACAGTTGCAACAAATGGCACTGTTACTTGGGGGACAGAAGTTAGTGTTGAAACAGGAAATAGCAGTGAGGTTGTTATAGCGTTCGATGAAGACAAAGGAAAAATTGTTTTTGCGTACAGAAATTCAAGTTCTTATTCAAAAGCTAGACCCGCGACTGTTGATCCATCAAACAACTCGTTAACTCTTGGAACTGCAATTGTTTTTATGTCTACCACTACTGGTACTGATGGCATACAAATGACTTATGATTCTGATCAAAATCATCTTATAGCTTTTACTAATAACACTGCTAATAATAGAGCGGAATTAAGATCATTCCAACTCAGTGGAACTGGAGTTAATTTAACAATAAATGTATCGGCAACGAATTCCGCTGTGTATGCAAATGTAAATTATATAAGCGTAGCTTACGATAGAGATGCGTCACAAGTGCTTTGTTTTTACTCAAACACCTCAGCTTCTAGTGCGGCAAGAGCGACCGCAGGAAGTTGGACAGGATCAGGAACGAGCGGATACTACATTTTCAATAATGGTGAAAGTATTATTGATACAAGTAGCACAAGTCAACAAGCTCTTTGCTATGACCCAATAAGCAAACAGATCGTTGCGTTTTGGCTAAATGGAAGCAATCAGTCACAAGCGAGATGTATAAAAGCAGGAACAAATAATACACTTACTTTAGGCACTCAACTAGCAACTGACGAATATACTCAGAAAAATAGAGCAGTATACAATTCACTTAAACAATACATAGTGCTTGTTTGGAAAGATTACACTGGTAGTAATTCTGCTTTTGGTGCTTTGAGGACGTTTACTGTTTCAGGAACAACAATAACGGCTACGCCCACTTATGTTTTTCAATCTTCGACTTGGGATGACAATAACAACATCGCTTACGACCCAGATAAAAATTACACCTTTGCAGGTAGTTACAATCCCACTACTGGGGCTGGTGATCTTGCCGCACTACAAGTAGCATTTACTGATACAAATTTAAGTGATACAAGATGGATCGGTGTTTCTAACGCGGCTTATGCAGATGGAGTATCAGCAGAAATAAAAACTCGCGGAAGCATAATCACTAATAGCAATTTTAAAGACACGTCAACTGTTGAGAATTTTGCAGAGCGTTTTGGACCAGCATCTTATGATAATAACTTAGTATACGACTCAAATGTTGATAGGTATTTATTAACATATCGTGATAGAAACAACAGCGATTATTTTACTGGTGTTGTTATTCAAATATCTGCCGCTGGCGTTATTTCTTACGGAACGCCGCAAGTTATTTCTTCTCAGGGATACGCTCAACAATCAGGGGTTGCTTTTGATTCCAATTTGAATAAGTTCTTTATTTGCTTCAGACAGGCACAGGGCTTAGGATACGGATTGGTAGCAGTAATTAATCCAGCCAATAACTCAGCTACTTATGGAACGCCAACAGAATTCACGAGCCAAACTGGCGAAGCGAGTGCCGCAACATATTTTTCTTGTGCATTTGATACAAATAGCAACAAGTTTTGCATGACCTACCAAAGTTACACTCCAGACGTAGGAGCTTGCCGAGTTGCTTATATAAACGACAGCACAAATACAGTTACTTTCGGAGCTGAACATCAATATTATTCAGCGGGGTATGGGCAATTAAATGCTGTCGCGTTTGACCCTAATCTTAATAAGTTTATCAATGCTTATTCAATCGGAGCTAACGCAACCGTAAACGCAATTACGCTAGTGATCGACTCTTCAACAAACACAATAAGTTCAGGAACCAGTGTTCAGGTTGCGACAGGATTTGGAGCTTCAATGGGGTACGGACCGCAAATTGTTTATAATTCGACAGCTCAAAAGTTTGTGATTGTTTACACTAAATCAGGAGGAGCGGGTATTGCGGCAGTGACGGCGAGCATTACCGATTCAACTAATGCTGTTGTTCTTGGAGCAATTACTGATTTCGATGGATCGTTTTATCCAGAGATAACAGAAGGAGCGAATAGCACAGTTTATGTTGCGTCAAGAGGTGGTGATGGATCGAACGCATCGTCTTACCAACAGCTTACGATAAACGGGACAAATTTAACCTCTGGAGGAGTTAATACATACCATAATCATGCAACCGTACAAGCCGCTTACAATGCAGTTATTTATGTCGGCGGCAGACTCACGATTGTAGTTGATTATTATGATATTGCTTCCGCCGCCATGTACTTATATACGTTTTCGTTCGAAAGAGCGATACAACCAGCAACTCCATATTTTGTTAATTTTGATGGTTCGATCGTTTCAATTTCAAGTGATAAAACTCTTCCGATGGGTACTGGCTTAAATTCAACGACTATATTTACAAAAGGTGTATAAAATGAAAACTATTATTGATAATGAAAGCAGAACTTCTAAATATTTGGTTGCGGATGATTATGTAATTAATGCAACAGAAACACAGACTTCAATGGGTGATCCAGTTGATTTTATTATTGGTGATCTTAACTCTACAAACTCTACTATTATCGAAGGCGTATCAGAACCCGACGATTGGTTTGGTTGCAAATACTTGGTAAATGAAAGCGATGAGTTTGTAGCCATAGAAGGCTGGGTTGACCCGCGAACTCAAGTAGAAGATTTATAAAGGCAATAAGGCAACGCAATGATTGAAATCTCTTTAGCCGTTGCCGCCGCTGATCGCGCTTACAAACTTCTCAAAGTCGGCATCGAGCGAAAAAAAGAATTAGAGGGTTTAGGGTTTGACATAGAAG